TCCTCTAATCTGTGATCCATCAGCTAGTCTCTGTGTACCAGCAGTATTAATTGCTGTTGGTGTATACGTATTTATATTTTCTTGGTCCGAGAATCTTATAAACATATCATCTTGTGTTGTGGGTGTTCCTATAGTTGTTTCTGTTCCAAAGAATACTAAGTGACGATCCGGTGTAGATACAACCATGTGTCTTGATGCTGTTGGTGCACCAGATATAATTGTTGCTCTTGTACTTGTTGCTGCAGCTAGAGAAGAGTCCCATTCAAAAACAGAACTATCGTGTATTAAACAAATTGCTTTATCACCAAAATTATCTAAAGACCACATGCCTGGTTCAAGAACTAAGTCTCCTGATGCAGCTTCACCCCATGCAACAAAATCTGATGAATTAGTAACTGTTGCACCATCAGAGTGAGAAGACCTTGTTGAGTTTCTTACAGCTCTTGTTATACCTGTTAAAGTGTTATCAGTAACACCAGTATAAGATATTTCTTCATTACCTACTTGAATAAAATTTGTACCCGTACTTGGAAACTGTGAAGCATCTGTTAAAATTATAGATGTTCCTGATCCACCTGTGCCTGCTGTATCATCTGATAAAGCACCGTTTAAAGTAGTAGTAGCTGCTCCAATTTCTTCTCCACCCCAAGTTCCAAGTGACCAACCAAAACCTTTTGCTTGCACCGCTGGACCCACAGGATAGTAATGTTGTACTCTGACACCACCTGATGTCGTTGCACCAGATCCTGATTCGTTTGATGGCATGGTGACTGTAATAGTGGTTGCTGTTGGTACACTTGTTACCATAAATTTTTTATCATCAAAATCAGATGAACTAAAATTAGAATTAGTTATAGATGAAAAGTTATCTAATAAAACAATATCATTTGCCCCTATACCATGAGACGTAGAAAAAGTTATAGTTACAACAGCTGATCCGTTAGTCGTACTGAATGCGCTAGATAAAGTTGTTGTAGTTTTAATGGGATGTATGTCATAGAATACACCACCTGAATATGCGTATAATATTCTGTTTGTCCCTATAATAGAATATTTAATAGAAGTAGAACTAACAAAATGATGTAATCCTCTACCTGCTCCGGTCAAGTCATTTGAACCACCTAATTGTTTCCAACCACCTATTTTTTCGGGTGTACCATATCTAAAACGAACATTATCACAATCAATCCACTGACCTTCTGCTCCGGTTGGTGTAATTTGTTTATTTATACCTGGTTGAAATCCTATTTTCTGTAACATATCTACCCCGCATTTGTTGGAACGCCATTAGAATTTACCTGTGGAGACTCTGCGAAAGCCAAATAAATTATTTCGTTACTACCATTTCTATCATTACCAGATGTTCTAAGTTTAAAACCACTAGATAAAAAATCTGCACTATCACCAGATTGTTCAGTGTCAGTTGAATTTGGATAAAGAATATCATCTATTACATTAAATCCTGGTCTTCTACTATCAAGCATAACCCAATTTTGAGTTGAAGCTGTATTTTTAAACATAACCCAAGCTGGTTTAAATCCTGTGTAAACAAATACGCCATCTGTTGACCCATTTCCTTTGTAACTTCCAAATTTTGAGTAGCCTTTTATTTCTGCAAAAGAGTATGAAATTATAGTTGTTCCATCTTGGTTTGTGTCAGTAGTGGTACCAACAGTAAATACAGAAGATGTTGGTGCAGTATCATTAAATCTTCCTGAATGTGTTTGTGCTGCTCCTGTTAAATCTAGTTCTAAAAATTTATTAAAACCTAAACTACTATGACCCATAACCCATTGACCAGTTGTACTTCTTCGTTTACAAAGAACAAGCCTTGGTGCTACCCCTAAATTATGTGGAATCGTGTGTCCAGCAGTTCCATTTCCTGTGTATGCTGTAATAGATATCCCAGCAGTAGTATTAACTGAACCTGTATAAGCTTTAGCGGTACCAGAACCAGTAGTGTTACCAGATACAGATGATCCAGCTTTCCAACCCCAAGCAACCATTTCTCCTCTATTTGTTCTTGCGGTATTATCAACAGTAAATCCATTTGTATCAAAACTATCAAATCCTCCTGTGCCATCAGCATCTGCAGCACTAGAATTACTTTCTAAAAAAAGACCAGCACCTCTTACACTATCTGCCAACCAATGTTCTTGACTAGCTGTTGTTCTTTGTTTTAACCATAACCAATCAGGTTGCATATTTGCGTGAGTTTCATCCCAAGTAATTGCTGTGTTATTTGTAGAGTTTCCCGTATAGGTTTTAACTCTAAAATATAAACTTGGATCATCTATTGTCGTAAAAGCCATTATCCACTCTCCGCTAAGTTCTTGCTACACCAAGCCAAATATCCTGATGGAACTGCATGTTCAAAATTTCCAAATCCATTAGCATCAGTATTTCCTGATGATATTGAAAATGGTGGGTTACCAAAATTAAAACTCATTTCATGATCAGCACTTCCTCCGCCACCTATACTAATTCCTGTGTAGGCAGTCATTGGGGAGCCATCCATAATATTTGTGTTTGTTGTTATTGCACCCGTTTTACTAGATCCACTTGTGGGATCGCCACCACTTGAACCAGTTCGACTTAAAAATGTTCCATTTCTTCCAATATAAATAGCTTTATTATCTAAATCCATAGCAAATTGAACTATATCTCCATCGGAAAAATCACCTGATGAAGTATATTCAACCATTACTCCTTGTGCGTCACCCTCAAAATGTTTTGCACCTTTGCAACTTGTTGTGCATCCTGCTAAGACTTGTTGAGGAGTATTTATAGTACCTGTATAATCACTGTTACTTAATTGTGTTTGGTAATTCATTATTCCAACTCTTGAGCCATCACCAGGTGCACCGTCATCTATTTTTACTTCAAAATACCACTTACCAGAATTTGTAGGCATAATTGAAGTACCATGTAAACCTTTCTGTCCAGAAGTTGTAACAACTTTTAAATTACCTTCCGATACAGTAAAACCAGAGTAAGTGTGATTTTCTGATGTAAAAGTAGCAAAATTATTTGTGCAGGTATCTGTACATTGGTCTATTGCTGCTAGATTAGATTCAGTGAGATCCGTACCCCCGTTTGCGTCATTACCCAAGTTACTACTATCTTTAAAATCTAAATAAAAACCATTATTACCAAAAGTTAAACCTGATGGATCTTTAGGTTTCCATATTGTTGGACTATCTGAATCAAACTCTCCAAAGTCTGTTGGTGCTAATTGTAAGCCATCAATAAATACCACTTCAGCTAAATATCCGTCAAAAAATTTATGTGTTCCACCAGTGTTTGTATATCTTCCAACATCTATGTTACAAGCATTATTTAAAAATGTTCTATCACTTGGTGCGTTTGTATCTGTGCTAAATGATGTAACTTCTGTGCCATTAATATAAATTCTATTTCTATTTGCAGCTGTTCCTTGTGTTGAATCTACTGCTAACATCACGTGATACCAAGCACTAGTATCTCTAAAAAGAGCAGTTGAAACTTTATTTATATGAACATCACTTCCATTATTACTTACAAAAGCACAATAAATATGATCTTGGTAAAAGCCAAATTGTAAATTACTGTTTCCATTATTATCATTTGCTCTATGTCCAAAAATACCAAATTCAGCACTATCACCAAGTTTTGATCTTTTACACCAAGCTGAAACAGTAAATTTTTTATCGTTAGTTACTGTTGTTGATGCTTTAGTCATTGATGGACTATCACCACTATTAAATCTAGTAGAGTTAGCTACATCAAAGCCTGTGTCTTTTATAGAGTTAGTACCAAGTATTAATGGCGCTGTCATTAACTCTCCAATGTTGGTAGTTCGCCTAATGGCCTTGTAACAGAACCATCCTCTTGTTTTGTGAAAGTGTATAAAGTTTCTAAAGCTGGAGTATCTGATGCGTTTGTAATTGCAGTTTCCATTTCTGCTTGTTTAGTTCTAACTGCATCTCTGTGAGTAGATATGGCACTAGGGATTGCTGTAGATTTTTCTGTGTTTCTAGTTATATACCAATCAGTTTTAGCAAGTTCATTAGATACTTGTTGTTTTAAAGTTTTAATTAATTGTGTTTTTAAACCCTCAACTTTTACATCTCCAACTTCTTTGTCATCTGGTAAATCTCCATCATCTGAATCTGCTTGTGTCCATAAGCTATCTGCGTGTGCTTTAGGAGTAGCAGTTCCCCACGATCTTGTTACTTGATTATCTGCAAATGCGTAAGATTCATTAGTGTTGATGTACCATTGTTCATCTTTTTTGTTAGATGAATTAGTTATTACTTCATAAATACCTATTGCATTTAATTCTGATTGCGACCAAAGTTGAAATATTTTAGATGGGTATCTTACATCTCCAATTACTAAAGATTCAGGATTGTTAATTAATTTTGTTATATTGTTATCTTCTACTAATGCATACATATTTTAACTTTCACTTAAATTTAATGTTCTACCTACTTCTTGCCATACAGCGCCATTGTATCTAAACACAAG